AACCTTGCGCACGCGATCATAAATAATTTTGGCTTGCAAACTGTTCGCGGCCATACCAACCATAAATTCATTTTTCTCGCGCCACAACAGCCAGAATAGTGACGCGCAAGCGGCAAGTTCCGTTTTGCCATTTTGTCTGGCTAAAGAAATAACAACTTGTCGAAACCGCAGCAGCCCAGCCTTCTGGTGTCCAACAGGAAACAATTCAAAAGACCTGCGCAAAAGTTCCCATTGCCAAGGTTCAAGCCAATGGTCAAAGGCTTTTCTCCAGGAAATTTCAAGCGTCTTTGCCCAGGGGTCAATGGCTGAAGCAAAGTCTTCAGAAAGCGGCCTTGTTGCGTGCGTTGGATCAAACACTTGCACCGCGAAAAATTACAACTGCCGAAGGAAAAGGCGCAGGTGCGCTATGGCCGTCTGAACCGCGCACAAACTTCACGCGGCCTGGCAGAAAACGAATTTCTGAAGCCTTTCCAAAAATATAGTTATGCCAATAAGAAGTGTCAGTTCGGGCAGGTATCAGAAGTACCACAGTTGCCCCCCCCCTAGAACTTTCCCAAGCCTTTTTGACAAAGTGTTTTATTTCCCTGCCATAAGGCGGGTTCAGAAAACAAACACCGCGCCAAACCTGTTCAAGCGCATTGTCTTCAATAGTGAAAAACTTTTTACACTTTGTGTTTTCGGCTGTCGCGGCAAGATCAGTTTCAAAACCAAATTCAGCGTTTAGGCTGTCAAACAATTCGTTTGGCGTGTGCCAGTCATTTGTTTGAGAAGAAAAGAAAACATTAGGCATTTTGCGCCTTTCGCAATTCCTGCTCAAGTTCGTCAAGCAAACCTTCTTCACGCGGTGCTTGAGACTTCAAAGCACGAAACCACAAACCAAACTGGGCAATAAGTGCAGGGGTAAAGCCTTCAGGGGTATCCAGCCGCGCGGCCATGCCGCGAAGAAGCCCAATTTCTACACTTTGCGTTTCAGACAACCAGCCCTGCGCCGCAATGTATTCTTCAAGGTCTTCTTTGTAAGTCATTTGTTCCCATTTCCCGAAATATTTTGACCCTGCGCGCGCGAAGTCTTGAAAAGGCAGGGGGGCAGATAGGGGCTGCTAAAAAAACGGTTAGCGCGCATTGGTGAACCAGTTGGGGTTTAGCCAAGTAAGGCGTTGTTGTGTCTTGTTGCCCTTGCTGCTGTTGCATAGAAGGCATAGGCAGCGCAGGTTTGCTAGGTCATCCGTACCGCCTTTAGATCGTGGCACTATATGGTCTGCTGTCATCCTGCCTTCGGTTGTACCGCACGCTTGGCAGGTGTGGTTGTCGCGCCTTATCGTGGCCGCGCTGACGCGCTTCCAGTCTGCGGTGTTGTACCTGAACTGTTTAGTCATTGTCAGGGTCTTCTAATAGCCTTCTAATGGTTGCTAGGGGTATGCAAGCAATGCCTAGCCCAAGCACGCCGTCAAGTATGCGCAGCCTTTCTTTTTGTACGCCAACAGCCTTTGCGTTTTGCACTACTTCTTCAAGCAATTCTTCTTGTGTTTTAGACAATGGTTAGCCCTTCTATTTCGCCGTGATCGGATACAAACACAATAGCGCCGCGTTTGGCTTCGTCACCTGTTTTCATTTTCCACCAGTTGCTGCGCACTTCTAATGGTGCACCGCATATTGCCCAGCGCGTCTTTCTGGTCTTCACGCTAAATTCGTGTTCGTGGCCGTGAAATAGAATGTCTGCTTGACCTGCTGGGTGCTGGTTTAGTGCTTGCCCTGCTAACCAGTCCATTGACTTGCCCCTAGCCCATTGGTGACCATGCGCTATTGCTATGGTTACTGTGCCAACTTGTCGAACAATAATGTCATCATCATTTTTGGGCACGAATATTGAAACATTTTTGTAGCGGTCTGGGTTCAGGTCTATTGCGTCTTTGACTGCAATGGCGCTTTCTGTTGCCCAGCCGTCGTTGGGTTTTGTTTCGACTTGTCTTGTGGCTTGATCGTGGTTTCCGTTTACAACATCCACTTCGACGCGGTGTGCGCCTAGCGAAACGAAAGCGTCAATGGCTAGAATTATTAGCCTTCTGAATACGCGCATTTGTTCGGTTATTGTTAGTGACTGCCGCCAAATTAGTTTGCCGTTTTGTGAAGTGCCAAAGCCTTCAATACAGTCTCCAGCGAAGATTAGGTGAACTGCTGGTTTGCCTTCTTTTTTCCAGCGTTGAACGGCTTTGTCTAGGCTGTCAACGAATTTGGCAACGGTTTGTTCTACACCGTCACCAGTTTCATTGTTGCTGTCCACTTTGCCTAGTTGCATATCAGCGAACCCGAAGTGTTGCACTTTGTTGGGGCTGGCTGGTTTTGCAACTGTGGCCGCTTTCTTTTTGCTGATCCAAGCAATAAGTTCGTCTGCGTTGATATGTCCAGCAATGGGTTCAACAACAAATTTGTAAAAGAAGGTTGGCTTTGTTAGTGCGTCTTCGTCTTGTTGTGTTCTTGTCCAGCCGTGCGTTTGGTGTCGAATTTCGACTAACCTGGCGCGGTAGCCTTTTGGTACAACACCGCCTTGGGAAACAATAAATTGTTCAATGGCTTTGTCACCTTTGCCGCGTAGGTCTTCGCTGGTTGTGGCCTGAATTATTTGGCTGTTTGGATCGTGCGGCAAATATTCGGTTGTGAAGTCAAAATTGTTTTTCGGGGTTTTTGGTGCTTTGTAGTTGTCTGGCTGTGCAAGAAGTTCTTCTAACATTTTCAGCCTTTCTGTTTATGCTGAAGCGCAGGTTGCGCAAGTGCCTTTGCGGTGAACTGTTAGTGTTTCGCGGCCAATGATATGCCCTGCGTTTCCAAGAATGTCGTGAATTTCCCTAACTGACTTTGCTGGGTTGCGAAGGGCAAATTGAAGCGCTTCCTTTTCTTCATCCGAAAGTTTTTGCAAAAGCGCTTTGTAGGTGCAAGACCTTTGGGGTTCGCTTTTTAGTGCGTCAACTAAAGTCAACGAAGGCCGCCTTCCAGAATGTATTGAACTGCGTCAATGGTTAGTGCCACAACCAAGGCCGTCAGGCATAGTGCGAGTACGAAGGCCAGCGTATAAAATACGCGATCAACAATGTCCCTGTCCATTAGAAGGGCGCGCTGTCGTTCTGCACTTGTGGTGTCGTTGTGGTGTCATCAACCGTGACTTTGGCGTTGTTGACTTTGAGAGAAGTTGCGTGCGCGGTTTCCTGCGTTTGGCTGTCTTCGTAGGTGTAAACGCTTGCTGAAAGTGTTCCGTTTACTGTGACGGTGTTGCCTGGCAATGCACCGTGCGTTTCAATGGTTGGGAAGACCTGCCAAGTTTTCTTGTATTCTGTTCCGTCGCGGCCTGTCCATTTTTCTTCAATGGCAAAACCTGTGCCTGACTGGTGAAACTTTGTTACTGTGCCTTTGACTGTTACATAAGCCATTTGCTTTTTTTCCTTTCGGGTTACTCGTTACATTCAGGGTGTTTGCAACGAAGAATGTTTGTGTTTTCATCATACTTGCAGGAAGGTATTCCGAACAGTCCATTTGCTTTGTCAATTTCGTACTGTTTTTTTTCAGCCAAATACTTTTGGTGTGCCGCTTCGGATCGTGCGCGGTCTTTTTCCTTCTGTTGTTGGTTCAAAAATTCTTGGGAAGGTGTCCATTTATCGTTGAACCGTTTGTTCTGCAAATAGTTGACTGCGAACAAAACATACTTTATGTTTTTGGCTTCTTCGCTGTTGGCATATTCGTATGCGTTCTTTGTGGCCTTCGCTTGTTCCTGGGCTGTCAATTTGGTGAAGGCTTTTAGGGCTGCTGCGCGATCTATTTTCTTGGGGTATTCATCCCAAAAGGTCTGAAAAAGTTCGGGTTCGTCTTTATTGGTTATATTGACGGTTATTGACGGTTCGGGCGGTGCGTACACCGCCCCTGGGGTGACATCCACACCGCCCCTGGGGGTGTCTTCTACACCGCCCCCCATTACTGAAGGGGTGTCTTCTACACCGCCCCTGTCTAAAAGTCTATGGTTTGTTGATCGGTCACAGTTTTCTGGGCATTGAACTGCAACGCGGTAAAGCGTTGAACTGCCGAAGCGCATAGTCGAAACAAGAAGCCCCTTATCTTCAAGGCCACGAAGTATGCGTTGCGTTTGCCTACGGTCAATGTTCGCGTATCTTGCCAAGGTGTCAACCGCAGGATATGCGCCGCCGTCACCTTCATGGTTCGCAATGCCCAGCAATATAAGTTTTGCACTTCCCCCAACTTTCGCGTGATATAAAACGGTTGTCATTTTTTCTATGGACAATGTTCTAACTTTCTTCTGGTAGTAGCCTGACGATAATGCTCACCTGGGCTTCGGGTTTTATTGTTGGATACTTCCAAGCGTTCAATTTGTGAACTTGCCTGTCATCCTTCCAGGCCACACCGTTCAGGCCGTCAAGAATGGACTTGCACAAATTATCTATGTCTTGCGCCATATTGACAACCCCGAAAGCCAAGTGAACTTCTAGCGCGCCTGTTTCAAACTTTGTGCCAACCTGATCAACCCAAGACTGGGCAACCAGTTTTTCAAAGTCTGCCGTTTTCTTTGGCGTATAAACACCGCCATATTTTGTTAGCCTTGGCCGTTCTTTTGCGACGGGTACGGCTTCGATACAGCAACTGACCTGCACTATGCAACCAGGGTTGCTTTGTGCGCGGTAAAGGCAGGTTTCAGGCTTTCGCTGACACCTTCGTTCACCGCTGCTTCAAACAGGCTGTTCAGTTCGTCAATAGTTTTTGTTCCAGGAATTAGTGCGGCAACTTCGTCAGCCTTCGCTTTCAACGCGCCAGCCCCTGAACGGTCAACTGACCGCTTTGTTTCGTAAGTTTCTGCGTCAGGGTCTTTGTCATCCGTTGGCAGCATAAACGCTTGCAAAAGGAAGGTGCGAAGGGCAACAGACATTGCTTTAGCGGTAGCCTTGTCACCGCTGTCAAAGGCTTCTGAAGCAACAGTTGCGGTGATCGTGCCCCCGTCAGCCGTCGAACAAAGCGTGAAAGCCACAGTAAGGCGGCAAACTTGTAGTTCTCCACCGTTGGCGCTGGTTCGCGTCGAATAAGTGCGTTCTTCAACGCTGGGCACAACGAAAAGGCCGTGCGTTCTCATTGCTGGTGCAAGTGCGTTCACTACTGCGTCAACACCGCGAAATTTGAACTTCTGGGCTTGGTTTGTTTCGTTCTTGCCAACAGCGTGGACTTCACGCATTACAGCAATTATGGTTTCGTGAATTGTCATTTTTTGTTTTCCTGTTCTCTCAAAAGCATTAGTTGAATTGAAGCAAATTTTAGTGCTGACAGTCTGGTTATGTATTCGCCTGTTGCAATCGTCAGCCCTTTGTCAATGACTTCGGTTGTGTAGTTGTGATCAGTTGGTGCTTTGGTTATCAGAATTGCAATGTCTGCTTCTTCATCCATTACTGGCACTATCCCTTTCTGCTTGTTCGCGGTAAATAATTTCCAACTGTAGCCGTTCAGAAACCGCAACCAATTCGGCAATTAGTTCTTCGTCGCGTGCCACAATTACCGTTTTGGGTTCAAGCCAGGCTGGGGTGTAAACACCTGACCAGTCTTCAACGCGCAACTGCCAAGCGAACAAACAACTTGCCGCCCCAGTCACAAACAGTTGCCATTGAACTTGGCGCTTGTAGTGCAGGGGAACTTTAGCCCAACTGCCCCAGTCTTTGCCTGTGGTCTTTACTTCGCAAATCATTCTGTGATCGCTTGAAAGGCCGTCAGGGGTTGCCATTTGCCAGCGGTTTGTGTATCCGTCAGCACAAATAAGCCAATCGTTGTGTTCAATGTCGTAACCCAGGCGCTTCAGGTCAGCCAAAATAATGGTTTCTTGCTCACGCCCGAAACGCATATAAGGGTTGTCAGGTATTGGTTCGACACCGCGCCAAATTTCGTTGGCCGCTGTTTCAAACCCTGCCTTTGTTGCGGCCTTTGCTACGGCTGTTGCGGTGACACCTTTGGCGCGCAACATATGCCATTCTTCTGTTCCTGATCGTGCGAGAAATCGGCTGTTGTCAATCATTTCGGGCATACTTCCTTTCAAGTATTCGCATTGCCATTTCTTCTTGCCTTTTGGTAAACAATGCTAGTTGGGCTTTCAGGTTTTGTTTGGCTATTTCGTCGCGTTCTTCGCGTCGTTCTTTTCTTTGCAATGCTATCGGGGTTAGTTGTTTGGGTTGCGGTGTTGCTGTGCGTCTTTTGGTGATCCTAAACTTTCTGCGCAATTCTTTTTGAAACGCTTGTTTTTCCAACTGTTTGGCTTTTAGCATTTCCATTTGAATTGCGAACAGTTCGGCTTGGACTTGCTCAAGCGTTGCCATTTTGACCTGCACCAGTTATCAGCATTGCGAGAAGCGAACCGTTGGCAAATATGGTTGCCAGGTATCCCAGGCCGCCAATGGGGATGACAAGGGCTATCAGCGCTATAAGGCTGCTAACACAGAAGATAATAAACCACGCGCGCATTAGGCTGTGACCTTTGCAAATTCACCTTCGGTTGCTTCGGCTTGAAAGCCTTTGCTTGAGAGAAGTGCAATCGCTTTTGCAATTCCATTTTCTCGCGCTTCTTTGTTTTGGCGCAATGACATTTGCGGTGCGTAACTTCCTGCGTTGCTCAAGTAAAGCGGCACAAAGGAAAGCCAAACAGTACCGTTAGGCCATTCTTCAGTTAGGTAGCCTTCGTCAACCGCAACATTTTCGCTTCGCGCCTTTGCGCGCTTGGTGACAGTCAGGCCAGCGTTGCGCAATTCTTTTCTGATCGCTTTGTGAAGTTCGTTCATCAGTTGGCTTCCCTTATTTCGTAAGCCAGGCGGTCTGCAAGTTCCAAAACTAAACCAGCCGAATAGTTGCGGTCAAGCCGTGAAGTTGGCTTTAGTGATACCTTCAAAGCGCGAAGCGCCGCCTGTAGGTCTAGTGCTAATTCTTGCAATTCTTTATCATTCATTTCGGGCTTTCCTTTCGGGGTTTGTCTAACAAGTAAAACTTACAACCCAGCACCCCAAATACAAGCATTATTTCGGTAACAGTTCGGTAACAAAGGAAACCGCACCAACAACCCCGAAATTGTTGGTGCGGCCTTGGGTGAACCTGAACGGCTACGAACCCAAGTCTTCAGCCTTTTCAGCCTTCTTCTGATCCCGAAGCGCTGCTTCAAAATCGCGGTTGCCCAGGTTTGTCAACATCCTGCCTTTGTAGCGAAGAATAAAGTGAAGGTGCGCACCGTACCCATTTTCTTTACCAAAGCCAGAAGCCCCAGTTTCAGCAATATGTTGACCGCGCTTTACTTTCTGCCCAGCGCGCACCAAGATACGCGACAAGTGAAAGTATTCGGTCAGCCAACCGCGCCCATGATCAACAACAACAAGCCGCCCAGCACCGCCCGAAGTATTGTTTTTCACGGCCACAATTACACCGTCAGCGACGGCCACAGCATTTGTGCCAACCGCGCACGGGTAGTCTGTGCCTGGGTTAGCCGAAGGCGGCTTGCGGTCTTTATGCGCTTCAAAACTGGCACTAACCGTGCTGCTTTTTATTGGTCTAATAAAGTGTGGTTTAGTCATCCTTCTAGCCTTTCAATGCGAACTGAACAATTTGCCCAATAAGTGCGCCAGCCAAAGCCGCGCCGCCAGCCCAAGCCCAAACCTGTCGTTCAAGCGCCCTAATGCGGTCTTCGTGATCCGTAAGCCGTTCACTTGCGTTTGCCTTATCAAGTCGAACAACTACTTCATAAATATCACGCAGGGTTATGCGAACAGGTGCTTCGGCTTCGTCGCGGTCATTCATCCCCTGCGGCTTCCGTACTGGTGTTGGCAACAGCAAGTGCAACCCCAAGTGCGTTTGCAATAAGGGCAACCCATAGGGCTACTTCTTCGGCTGTGGCCAGGCCGTAGAAAACTACGATAGGAGAAAGCGCAAGAAGTATGCGGTAAATATAGGCGCGCGTCGTTTCAGTCATTTGTTTTGTTCCTTTTCTAGATAGTTATTTTTTTGGCTTCAAGTTCAAGTTGCGTGATCCATTTGTTACGGCTAATTTCGTGACGAATACCAACAATTTTTTGTCTGTAAGTAACGCCTTTGAATATGTCAACTGACTTGTTCAAATCAAGCAAGTGAACTTTCGTTAGGTCTGTTTGACAATTCCAAGTCAAAGTTTGTACGCACAATTCTGGCTGGTCATTGTCATCAGCAATAGCCAGCGCCCTGGTATAAAGACTGTTGCCAATGGTGACACTTTCGCTGCTGCCAATCGAACCAAGCGAAAAAGAAATATAGTTATTGTCTGCCGCGTATTCTCCAGAATTTTCGTAACTGTCCGAAGCACTTCCTGAAGTGTAAAAAGAAACATTGTCAAGCGCGTACTTTGTTCCTGTCGCAATGTTTGCCCCTGAACTGCGGCTGAACCTAAACCGAAACTTTGCTTTTCTTGTTGCTGTTCCCAAAGGTGCGGTAAAGCGTGCACTAATTTTTGTCCACGATCCGTCAGCGCCTAAAGCAAAGTTTGCGCCTGTAGAAGTGCCAAGAAGGTTTTCGTCATCGTCAAACCATTCAACAAGAATTTGACATTGGTGATTACTTGCCGTGCCGCTTTCCTTTGTAACATAGCCAATAATTCCGTAAGGGTATCCACCTAAAGCGTCAACACCTAAAGTGTCAGAAGGCGCGTATTCGGCAGAAACACCTGAAGTTGACGCTGTTGCGCGAAGGCGCAAAACTTTTGAACCAAGGTATGCGCTGAAAGTTGTTGGTTCAAGTTGCGAAATTTTGCATTGCGTTGACTGAACCCAGCCGTCAATGGACTGTTCAAAGTTTGGGTTTCCGCAACGGTTCATCGCTTGCGTTTCAATGCTCACAAAACCTGTGCGCAACTTTAGCCCAAGGTTAGTTTCAACGGTAAGTTGTCTCGCGCCATAACTGCTAATCGAAGCCGAAAGTTCTGCACCGTATTCGTGCGAGTAAATTAGATCAGCATTATAGGCAACCCTGCTTGGCAAAATTGCCAACTGGCCGTGATTACGAACAATAACCGAATTAGAAATTGAACTAGTATTTTGCCCTAAAGTCAGCCCTTGAAAAGGTGTGCTTGCTTCGGAAAAGGTGACACCAGACACAACTGGTGTGGTGCGCTTGCTAAACAAAATTAGACTGTCACGGCCAGTAGTTGCGTTGGTTGGTGTCGCTGTCGTGCTGTTCCAGTAACCGCCAACAGTATTTGCCAACAAGTCCAAGTGCCCAGCCAAAGAATTAGTTTGATCACTATGCCCAAGAAGCGCTGTGCTTGCACCGTCTTGGGCAATCAGCAGCGCTGCCCCCGTACTGTCAAAAGCATTGTTCAAAGCGTTCACGCGCTTGTCTGAAGTGTAAGGCATTGTTGTAATTGCTGTGCCTGTGGCCGCGTTCATCCCAATCGCGTTTTCCAGCAAAACCTGCCCAGCATACCCAACCCAGTCAACACAATACAAAGACTTTATTTCATAAGTCAGGCCGTTGATTATTTCAAAGTTGCTTGAAATATCTTGAACAAACCCTGCCCAAACATTGCCAGATAGCGTGCGTACACGAACCCAATACCCAACACCAATGGTTGCGCTATTGTCCACCAAAGAAATAACGGCTGATCCAACTTCAACATTAGAAACGCCAACCGCAACGGCAGCACCGCCGCGAGAAAGCGACATTGTTGAAACTGTTGCGGTGTGGTCTGTCCAGGTTGTTGTGCCTGTGTTTGGGGAAGTTTCAAAAAACACTTTGCCCAAAAGGTCTGTTTCGTGAACATCAGCCATTATGCGAACACCTTGCCCCTGCTTCGGTTGTATGCGTCAACCGCCCGAACAACTTCACGCCCTGCGCTAACGCTGTCAACAGGAACATTGAAGTTCACCGTCACACCTGCTGGGGCGGCCATAGTTTTAGATCGCGCGGTGTTGTTGTTCGTGCTGGGTTTGCTGTCACCGCCGCTGTAACTTGGAAAATATTTGTTTTTGAATTGGTCATAAGTCATATTCAGCGCGCCCCAGTCACCAGACAACGCAGAAGAAATAGCGTTTAGCCCAAACAGCGTGAACATCAGCGTTTCGTTGACTGCCGCAAACGCGCTGGCAATAGCCCCTGCAAACTTCTTCAAATCGTTCTTACCCTTTGGGCTTGCCATGTAGTCGAAGAATTTGCCAACACCGTTGTTCAATCGTTCAAAGGTTTCTTTCACGGCCTTGTCTGCAAAGGC